TAGGTCTGGGTGGCCCAGGTGATCCGGAACTGCTTGTAGGTCCCGGGGGTCACCTTTGCCGCAGGCAGGATCACCGCGCTGTTGCCGTTCTGGAGCAGCATCAGGTCGCAGGTCTTCTGGACGTTCCCCAGGGCGACCCAGTTGCTGCCGTCGGGGCTTCCTTCCACCTTTTCCAGGCTGACCACGGCCTGGTCGTAGCCTGGGAAGCTGTCGGATCCGAAGCGGAGTGTCAGGCTGCCGGTGGACGGGGCCGAGTACGAAGTCCCGCCACCCCCACCGCAGGCCACTGCCAATCCGACAGCGAGAAGCGAGGCCAGGAATGAATAACTGCGCATCGGAGGCTCCATGAAGAGGTCCGGATCCAGTGTAGACCCAGCGGCAGGTCCCTGGTTGAAGCAGGCATGCGGTGGGCCAGGTTCAGTCCCACGCCCGTTCCGAGGCATTCCGTTCAGTGACTTGGAATCCCCCTCTCTCCGCCAAAAAAGAAGCCGCCTGGCGGCGGCTTCCCATGGCGGAGAGAGGGGGATTCGAACCCCCGGTACTGGTTGACCCAATACACTCGCTTAGCAGGCGAGCCCGATCGGCCACTCCGGCATCTCTCCAAGGCCTTCAAGATTACCGTTGGGAGCCGATTGACACAAGGCTTCTTGACTGGACTAGGGCTGGCCTTCGGGATCGAGGCGCCCGGGGAACGTGGAACGGAGCGATGACCCGGGAATGGGGTTCGGCTGTGGGATGCAGGAAGGGCCAGAGGCTAAGAGTCGCTGGTGGTCCCTTTCGTGGAGAACTGGACGAGGTACTTGGCCATCAACTTGTCCTCGACGCTGATGTGGTTCTCCATCCAATCCTTCACGAATTCCATGACCCCAGCCGCCACTGCCTTGGGGTCCTTGCTGGAAATGGCCGTCAGGCCCTGGACCCGGGACCTCATGCCATCGTGGAAGGCCTTGTGCTCCTGGAACCTTGGGTAATGGTTGGCCAGCATGTGGATTTCCTCTTCCTCACAGTGCGCGTCAAGGTAATCGCCGAGGAACGCGAGGAGGTTCGTGATGTGTTCCCGGTGGAAGTCCTGTTGGACGGCCTCGAGAAAATCATTGAACTCGGCCAGCAGACGCCGGTGCTGCTCATCGAGGTTGGGGAATCCCGTCTCCCACTCTGGGTTCCATTCGAGCCGGCTCACGCTACCTCCCCCAACCTGACGGTGTTGCAGCGGTCGAAATCGCCGTGCCTCAAACATAAAAATGAGTCACGAGTCATCATTAAGCAAGCCGGAAAACTCCAAGGTGGGTCCCGAAGTGTAATCCGGATCGACCCATGGCCGGGGAAGGTCCCTCTACCCTTGCAGCCCCGGTGTGCCTGGGACCTGGAAGGGCCCCCATCGTCTTTGGAATGCCCACAGGTCTGCAGGCTCCCTGGGCACAGGGGTACAGGTGCTCCGGGCCCCTTCCCGGAGCTGAATCGGGGCCTGATCAGCAAGCCTTTCACTGGCGGAGGGTGAGGGATTCGAACCCCCGAACGCTTTCACGTCTCCAGTTTTCAAGACGAGCGGTAGAGAAGCAAAACCCTAATGCTTGCAATGCATATTCTGGAATTGTAACCAATCAGCAACCGCTGGCCAGATTGGACGATTCGGCCCCCGGCATGGCAGACTTTGTATACCCGGAGGGATGGGTGAGCGGTTTATACCAATAGTCTTGAAAACTATCGAGGTGAAAGCCTCCGGGGGTTCGAATCCCTCTCCCTCCGCCACTTCCTGCTAGTAGAGCCGTTGCGAGGCTCTCCTAAGCAGGCGTCTGCACATGGTAGCGAGGGGCCTGCCTACGAAGCAGAATGTCGTGATGCGTGGAGTAGTGCGTCAATGGGAGTGTGGACCGTCGCCACGACCAAGAAGGCCAGCCAGAGGTTGAGCCCAACCCACACAGCAGGCGTGAGCGGGATCGGCCCGCCGAAGGCTACTATTTGCCTGAGCACGCAGAACAGCAGGACAGTCCCGAGCAGCCCAGCCGTCAAGAACTTGAGACCGGATGCCTCATACACGCCCACGAGAATTGCCAGAAGCTCAAGTGGTCGATCCCAGGATGAGGGAGCCACAGCGTGGATGAGGGCAATGAGAACAAGGGTCAGGGTGAGTCTGCGCCATTTGGTGAACATGGGCATTACCTCCGTGCCAAGATAGGCACTCATAATGGTAAAGGCTCATATCGTCCAACTTTGCGCAGAGCATTAATGCTTTGAACTTTGCGCAGGGGGCGTTTCACCCCTGCTAGTAGGCCCCGCCAAGGGCACCCTTGAGCAGGTCTCCAGACACTTGGGACGCCTTGTCATCTGCCCGCTTCAGGACGTGCGCATAGATGGTCATGGTGATGACCGGGGTCGAATGACCCAGGCGCTGGGAGACAACGTGCAGGGGGACACCCGCGTCGAGAAGCTGCGAGGCATGGGTGTGCCTCAGGTCGTGCAGGCGGAGGTCTTCAAACCCCGCTGCATCGGCTGCTCGCCTGAATTCCTTGCTGATGGCATCAGGGTGCCACGGCCTGGAGAAATCGACGTCCTTCACCACTGACTTGAGCGGCTGCCTGCCACGGGGCCGCCTGATCACACAGGGGAACACCAGGCCGTCATTGGGGCAGAGCACCCCCAGGCTGCTGGCCAATTCTTCGTGATACTGCCGATGCCGCTTCAACGCATCACAAAGACCCTCATCGATGTTGATCTTCCGGATGCTGCTCTTGTTCTTGGGGGCCTTCACCCGGAGGCCGAACTTCTTGGTTTTCTCCAACGCCTTGTTGATGCGGATGGTCTTCTTGTCGAAATCCACGTCTGACCAGCGCAGGGCCAGCAGTTCCCCACGACGCACCCCCGTGCCCGTGGCCACCAGAGCCACGGTGAAGATGGGCTTCTCCCGGATTGAGGCAAAGAGGGTCTGGAGTTCATCCTTCTCAAGCGCCTTGATCGGGCCGTAATCATCATCCTCGATGCTCGAGGCCTGCGACTTCTCCGGGTTCGGTGCGGTCACATCCTCGACCGGGTTCCGGTTGATGATCCGCAGCTTCATGGCCTTGTTGAGCGCCTGGAAGAGGATGCGGTGGTAGTGCAGAACACTCTGCCCGGTAAGCGCACAATCCTCTCCAGGCTCTTCCCCGGCAGCCTCAGCCTTCCTACGGTTGGGGATGTGCCCGGCCTTCAACAGCGCCGTATACATGCGCTGGATGGCCGTTGAGGTGAGCTTCTGAATGAGCGTTGTGCCGATGTGGGGGATGATCTGGGTCGTGATGGCCAGTTCGTAGCCTTCCCAAGTGCTCTGGCTGACCTTGGCTGCGGCATGGTCATCGAGCCAGAACCGCAGCCATTCGGCAACGGTCATCTTGGTGGGGTCAACGCTTGTCCCGTTGTCCACTTCCCCGAGTTCCTTGCGGAGCCCCTTCTGTGCTTCGGCCTTCGTCTTGAACGTCTTGTAGTTCTGTTTCCGCTTGCCGGTCACTGGGTCAGGTTCCCCATCCCATTTGATGAGGTAGGAGACGCCCTTCTTTCCTTCACGTTTGATGATGGATCCCTGGCTCATTTTGACCTCTTCCTACGCTTGGCTGGGTCGGGTGGAATGTCTGGGTTAGGTATCAATCCCATCTTTGTAAGCACTGCATCACTGGCGTCTACACCATGCGATTCAACGGGCTGCCCCTTGCCAGCCTTTCGTGCATAACGCCCCGTCCGAATGCCGTAGTTGTGCGCGTTCCGGCAGTTGTCGCTGCAATACTCCCTGCGGTCAGTGTGTTGGCCGTTCACCTTGCCAACGTAGAATGCGTTAGGGCAGTCAGGCCGGGCACATGGGCGGAGTTCGATGGCACCGGCATTCTCCTGCGCCAATCGCAGCCACATCCACGCCAGCAGGGTGCGGGGGGATACTTTCAGGATCGTCTGGAATCCCACGGTATCCATGACCACAGACATGTGCTGCGGGCACCACTGGTTGAAGTGGCGGTTCCGTTCCTCTGGAGAGGCAGTTTTATCGTCGTGAGCATGCTCGACGTAAATCCACATGTTGGTGTGAGCCAGCCAAATTTGAGCCAGGGTCTCGGTTTTAGGCGCAGGGTTACCGTCAACCCCCAGCAGGCCGTATTCGTTGATGAAGGCCAGCAACGCATCGTTGTCCCCCAACTCCAATTTCAGGAAGCGGCGGTGCATGTAGTCGCACTTCTCTGCGGGGTCGTAGCGCTCGACGGGGCCACCTGAGGCCTCGATGCGATTCCCAGGTGTTCGGACGTATCCAGACACATCCCGCTCCCATTGGAGCTTGTCAAAAATCGGCCATTTTGACTCTGGGAACATCACAGCCCTTCCACGGTAACTTCATGCCGTTCCGTTCAAGACTGTGCCGTTCCGTCCGTCTTGTCAAGGTGCTTATTGGCTATGTTGCTTAGCCATCATCGAAGATTCATCGCAAATATCATATTGTTTCCGATGAATTTTGGCCTCATCCTTCTGGACATGGCGATACCAAGTAGCACGAACGGGCCTTGGAGTTCGCCTTAGTCGAGGAGTTCCAATGCCCAACAACGACCAGAACCAGGTAGAACGCCTGGCCTGCTCGATCCCAGAAGCGGGGAAGATGATCGGCCTTGGTCGGACTGCATCCTACGAAGCAGCCCAGCGAGGGGAGATACCAACGATTCCGTTTGGGGGTCGATTGGTGGTCCCCCTCGCCGTCTTCAAAAAGAAGCTCGGCGGGGGCGACTCTGAGGAAGTGGTGGCCCCGTGACCGCTGTCGAGTCCATCATCGACCGCGCCTGCAAACGGAAACTGGCGACATGGGTGCTCAGCCCTGAAGGCCTGATGAGGAACAAGAACGCTGATGATGCCCGGTATGGGTATCTGGTCGTCGTCCAGGACAGCACTGGCCCGGACGCTTTTGATGAAGCCACTCTCAAGGCGATGCTCACGGGTGCTCAGTCAGTGCTGTGCAGCGCAGAGATGGACCAGTCACATGCAGCGATGATCGGCCTGATGCTGGATATGGCGGTTGCCCCGCGCATCGTCATCATCGTGACGATGCCCCGGCACCACGCTGCCTGGAACCGGAAAGTCGAGTTGCTGGCAGGGTGTGGCCCTCTGATCCATGTCGTTTCCGATGAAGCCACCCCCGAAGATTGGGGGTCTGCTCAGTGAGCGAACCCGCTGTTGCCACCCCCCTGCCAGAAATCGAAGTGCCTGCGGTCCTGCGCTCAAAGCGGGGTTGGGTGGTATGGAAGTTCCAGCCGGATCCCAAGCGTCCCGAGAAACCCAAGAAGATGCCCTACTACGTCTCAGGGCGGGTCCGCAGTGGAACCAACGGCAGCCCGGAAGATCGTGAGCAGTTGGTTGATTTCGACACGGCCATGGCCGCATGCCGAAGGGGCGGCTTTGACGGGGTGGGGTTCGCCACGCTCCCAGATTTCGGGGTGGTGGCCCTGGATTTTGATGGCTGTGTCATGGGTGGGTTGGTCGATCCCACGGTGTCACGGCTGGTGGCCAACACCTATTGCGAGCTTTCGCCCTCTGGCACAGGGGTGCGAGCCTTCATGCTCGGATCGCTGCACAATCAGAAGAGTAGGGCGACAGCGGATCAGTGGGGGTTTGAGACCTTCCACGACACCCAGTTCGTGACGGTCACAGGTGATGCGCTCGATATTTGCCGGATGTTCGGCAATGAAGACACCGTTGCAGACCTGACCCCGGAAGTCGTAGCCCTCTTTAATCAACGGTTCCCCAAGGCAGGCGGCCAAACCCAGCCCAAGTCTCAGGAAGAGGAGAAGGAAGCAGACATCAGCCGTGCTTTCGCCCTTGGGTCCGTCAACGATGACACCTTGGCGGATCTGCGGGATGCCCTGCTCATCGGCCTGGCAAAGGCTGCACCTGGCTTGAGCTACAAGGATTGGACCGATATCGGGCAGGCGCTCAAGAGCTTGGAGCAGGCCGGGCGGGGTGCTGAGGCGCTGACTCTGTGGCATGACTTCTCAGCCCTGGACCCTGCTCGATACAGCGCAGACGACACGGACCAGAAGTGGGAGAGCTATTCCCCCAGCAGGATCACCTATAAATCCATCTTCCACTTGGCCCAGCGCAACGGATGGGCAAACCCTCGCACCAAGACTGACGACTACACCAAGCTGGAAGACAGGACCGACACAGGCAACGCAAACCTGCTGGTCAGGTTGACGGGAGGGAACCTGCGCTTCGTTCCCGAACGTCGGCTGTGGATCCTGTGGGATGGGTCGAAGTGGACCGGCGATGAATTCGGATCTGTGGCGTGGGCGGCTGCGCAGAAGGTGGCCCAGCACTACCACGCGAGGGCTCAGGAACTGAAGAAGCAGGCCGATGGTGATGCGCTGTCCAAGGATGAGCGCAAGCGCCTGGATGCTGCTGTCGAGAGCGTAGAGAAGTGGGCGGGGCATTGCCGGAACAAGCGAACCATCGACGCCATGCTGGCCCTTGCTTCGAAGAACCCGCAGGTGGTGGTGCCTGTGTCCAGCCTCGACACAGACCCCTGGCTCTTCGGGGTGGCAAACGGTGTGGTCGATATGCGCACAGGCCAGCTTCGTCCTGAGGCTCGGGAAGAGTTCGTCACCAAGCGCAGCCCTATCGCTTTCGACCCTGCGGCCCAGGCCCCGCGCTGGGTCCGGTTCATCGAAGAGATTATGGGCACCCCCCTGCCAGCCGAGTTCGACCCCACCACGGGGTTGGTCGCACCTGGGTCAGTGGGGCGCTACCGGCCCCGCCCTGCGCTCGCCAGCTACCTCCAAAGGGCTCTGGGTTACGGCCTGACGGGTGCGGTAGTCGAACACAAGATGTTCTTTGCCATCGGCCCAGGCAGCAACGGTAAGAACATCCTGCTTGATACGGTGCTGGAAGTGTCCGGGGGCTACGGCAAGACGATCCCACCTGAGGCGCTGATGGCCACCCGCCATGATGCTGATGCAGAGCGGCCCTCCCCCACAGCCGCCACCCTGGCAGGGGCGAGGCTCGCTGTCAGTAGCGAGAGCCGGGATGGGCAAAAGCTCGATGTGGCCCTGGTGAAGCGGCACACGGGTGGTGGGTTTATGACTGCCCGGATGATGAGGGAGAACACCTTCACCTTCCCCATCAGTCACAAGCTGTGGCTGATGACCAACCACCGCCCCGGCCTCGACCACATGGACGATGCCTTGAGGGGTCGGCTGCACCTGATCCCCTTCGATCGCCAGTGGAACAGGCCTGGCCACCCCGCCCGGAATGAGGAACTGCCAGACGGTGACAAGGATCTGATGGCCACCCTGCGGGCTGAGGCCTGCGGGATCCTCGTGTGGCTGATCCAGGGTGCTGTCCGTTACGCCAAGGAAGGCTTGGAGCCGCCTGAGGAAGTGGCCCGGATGACCCGGACCTATTTTGCTGAGCAGGACCCCATTGGCCGTTGGGTCGAGACGCAGGAACGGTGCGAGCCCCAAAGGGGAACGCAGGCCAGCGCCCTGTATGCGCAGTTCACCAAGGATCTGGGCACCGAATCAGCCGGGGTCACTGAGAAGGCCTTCTGCCAGGCACTCGGAAACCGGCACGGGATCAACAAGTGCAAGAAGAAGGCGGGCATGCACTACGGGCTGGCCCTCAACGGCATGAATGAGCCTGGAAAGGTGCAGGGTGCAGGATGATGCAGCGTTTCTCTAGTTCCTCTCTAACGGGTCAAAAAACCATGTATAGGGGGAGATGTAGGGGAATCATGCGCAACCCTGCACCCTGCACCTTTGCCCCCTGCTCGACCCCCAACACCATCGCCCACGACCCCCGCTGCTCGAAACCCCGTGTGTGCGGCCACTACACGACTAGGAATTCAGGGGTGCGCCGATGAGCGCACAGAAGCTGACGCACAAGCAACAGGCCTTCGTCCGGTCATACGTGCGCCTTGGGGGCATGAATGCGACTCAGGCGGCCCTGGCTGCTGGGTATAGCGGCAAGGATGGTGGCGCAGGTGCAGGTGTGGCCGCGAGCCGGATGCTGCAAAAGCCTCACATCCTGCATGCGATCCGGGAAGAGACAGAGCGCACCCTGCGGGCTGGGGTGGCTCAGGGTGCGCAGGTGCTGCTGGACCTGGCCTCGAATGCTCAGAGCGAGTCTGTGCGCCTTCAAGCAGCCACGGCCCTGCTAGACCGGGGCGGGATGCAGCTTGCCTCGATGAGCGAGCACCACATCGTTGTGGAAGACAGGCGCACCGATGCCGAGTTGCTGTCCCGAGTCGAAGAACTGAGCCGAGAGCTTGGGGTGGGATCCAGGGTCATTCCGGGGGAACTATCCAGCGTTTCACCCGCCCTGGTTGCAAATCCTGGTTACAAAAAGCCAATGACGGTTGATTCGATTGAGGTTGACCGTGAATAGCGCCCGTCTAACAGACCGTTCCCTTTGCAACCCAACCCCCAAAAGGCAAGAAATGCTAGGAAGCGTAGCCGCCCATGTCGTGGTGGCACGGCCTGGGTTGAGAGCATGGGTGTCGGGCTGGCTCGATCCCCTCTCCCCCGCTAAGGCACCAACGCCTGGCCATGTGCGCATCGAGGCACCCCCTCAATCCTATGGGGTAGTCGGGCGAAATCACACGACCAGGGGGTGGGGGTGGGGGGCACACCCGGATTCGCGGGCCAACCGAAGGTCGAGGGGTGCCACCCCCGCGATTGCATGGTTTCAACCCTTCGGTGCTGTTGCGTCCGGAGCGGTCAAAAAATTCGGAGGTTCCAGAAAATGACCCGACCTGACCCCCAGAAATTGGCTGAGTTGGCCCAGCACCTCGAGGAACTGAAGCGCCGGAAAGAAGAGAACCGGCTGAGCTACTACGTCGCCTATACGAAGCAGAGTGAGTTCCACGAACTTGGTGCCACCAAGCGTGAGCGCATGTTCATGGCTGGCAACCAGCTTGGGAAGACGTGGTCTGGGGGCATGGAAATGACCATGCACCTGACGGGGGAATATCCGGATTGGTGGCGGGGCCGCCGATTCCAGGGGCCTGTCCGGGCCTGGGCCTCGGGTGTGACGGGTGAGAGCACCCGAGACAACCCCCAGCGCATCCTGCTTGGCCCTCTCGGGAAGCAGGGCACGGGCTCGATCCCCAAGGATTCCATTGTGGAGGTCAGGACCGGGCGGGGCCTGCCAGACGCCCTCGACAATGTTCTGGTCAAGCACAAGAGTGGTGGCGTCTCGCAGGTGGCCTTCAAGTCATACGAGCGGGGCCGGGAGAAGTGGCAGGGCGAAACTCTGGACGTGGTGTGGCTCGATGAAGAGCCGCCCATCGATATCTACTCTGAGGCCCTGGCCCGTATCGCAGCCCGTAGCGGGATGATCTACCTCACAGCCACCCCCCTGCTAGGCATGTCTGATGTGGTGCGCCGATTCCTGAATGAGCCGACGGCTGACAGGGCATACGTCCAGATGACCATTTCTGATGCCTTGCACATCAGCCCGGAGGACCGGGAACGGATCATCGAGGGATACCCAGCGCATGAGCGTGAGGCCCGCGTGAAGGGCATCCCCATGTTGGGCTCAGGCCGGGTGTTCCCTGTGGCTGAGGAAAAGCTGCTGGAGGAAGCCTTCTCGATTCCCCAATTCTGGCCCCGCATCGTTGGGATCGACTTTGGATGGGACCACCCGACCGCAGCCGCTTGGCTCGCTTGGGACCGTGACCAGGACATCGTCCACATCTATGACGTGTATCGTGTCCGGGAAGAGACGGCCATCACCCATGCCGCTGCCATCAAGGCTAGGGGTGAGTGGATCCCGATTGCTTGGCCGCATGACGGTGCCCAGACGGAAAAGGGTGGAGGGGAGACCCTTGCTGCCCAATACAAGAAGCTGGGTCTCCGGATGCTCAACGTCCAAGCTCGCTTCGAAGATGGCGGGAACAGTGTCGAGGCCGGAGTCATGGACATGCTCAACCGCATGCAGACGGGCCGCCTGCGGGTAGCTGCCCATCTTGGTGAGTGGTGGGATGAGTTCCGCATGTATCACCGCAAAGATGGACGGATCGTCAAAGAGCATGACGACATCCTGAGTGCCACTCGATACGCCTTGATGATGCTCAAGCACGCTCGCACTGGGTCTGAATACTCCAAACGTGGCCCCCGCCAAGCTCATGGGGTGAATTACAACGTATTCGACCCCTACGGACCTGATGAATCCGACAGCCGGGAATCGGGGATAGGGGTGGTGTGTGGTCCTCCCCCCTACGGCGACAGGACCCGCCGCCGCCGCAGCATCAGTGCGGAAGACACCGACTATCCCTTTTTCAATTGAGGTGAGCCATGCCCATCATTCAAGGCTATGACGAACACATCATGCCCCAAGGTCAGATCGGGGTGCGTGCTACACCTGACGACTTTGGTGCGCAGATCGGCCAGGGCATGCAGCGTCTTGGTGCTGGGCTGGGGGATGCCGCAGACACGGCCTTCAAAATCGCTGAATCCCAGGACGTAACAAACGTCCACGTCAACATGGCCAAAGGCAGGGCGGAGTGGACACAAAACCTCCAGGACAGGGCGAACGCAGCCCAGCCGGGAGATGAGACCTTCCTCGATAGCTTCCACAGCGACATCGCATCCTGGGCCGAAAAGGGTGCAGCTTCCGCAGCCACCCCTGCCGGGCGGAAGCTTTACGCATCAATGGCGGCCAACATGGTCAGCGAGTTCACCCAGCGTGCCATCGGCATTCATTCCGAGTTGGCTGGGCAGGACGCAAGGAACAAATACGAACTGATGATGAAGTCGGCTGGGTCTACGGTCTATCAGGACCAGTCGCAGATCGGCACGGTCATCGATCAAAGCAAGGCATACATCGATGATCCCAAGGGGCCGTTCGCCAAGATCCCTCAGCCTACACGCGACAAGTTCAAGCAGCAGATTGAACAGGATGTCAACTTCGCCGCCGCTCGTGGGTTCGTTCGCCACAGCCCCGATGCGTTGCTCCAGTCCGTTGCGCCTGACCAACTGACGCAGTTCAAGCCTTGGGACAATCTCATCCAGTCGAACGCTGCCCCAGGCGGCAAGGTCAGCATCAGCCCGGAAACCATGGCACAGGCACCCGCTGTCACGGCTGCGGCTGCGGTTAAGAATGTGAACCCCAACATTCTCCTGGCCCAGGCTGATGCCGCTGGGGGTGTGGCCGAAGACCCGAAGGTGCAGGCATCTGACGTGGCCGCCCTGCTCAAGCAATACGGGGGTGATTACCGAAAGGCCCTGGCTGCTTACCACATGGGCACGACTGGCCTTGATGCCACCCTGCAACGGTGGGGGTCCGAATGGGAGGCCAATCTACCGGAGGCAACCAGAGACTACGTCAACACGATCATGGTCAAGTCCGGGGCCGTGGCTGAGGGCCAGTCCACTGACGTGGTAGCACCAGAGCTTCCGGCCCAGCCTGACCCAACCGCACCCCCACCCCCAGCAGGCCCGCGTGCGCCCGCCGCATCGACCCTACCCTTTTTTCAGAACATGTCCTGGGAACAACAGGACCACGTTGTGAAGGAGGCGGTCCAGCTTCAGCACATGCGTATGACCATGGCGGAGAAGGCCAGGGCTGAGCAGGAATACGAACTCAAGAAGCAGCAAGACGGGGTAATGGATGGGTTCCTGAAGCAGATCATCGACCCGGCCACGAACGGCAAGTTCAGCGAAAAGGCCGTGCTTGCTGACACGACGTTATCTTGGCAACAGAAGCAGCACGCCATTGACTACAACCTGACCCGCATGCGGGAACTCAGTTCAGCGGCTGAGACCAGGACGAACCCGGCTGAGGTTCGGCGATTGATGCTTCAGATTCATGCCGCAGACGATGACCTGACGAAGACCTACAACATGGATCCGGTCATGGCCTCCTACAAGTCCGGGTCCATTTCCACGAACGAACTGCGAATGCTCCGGGTTGAGGTGGAACAACTCCGCAGCGGAGACACCAACAGCTTTCAGAAGCAGGTGCATTCGGCCCGTGAGGTGGTCTACACCTCGCTTGCCCGGAGTGTGTGGGGTCAGTCCATGCCTGAGGTTGCGGCTGATGCTGCCTATAGGTTCAACGCAGACATGGACAGTCGGATTGCTGAGATGCGCAAGGCGAACCAAGACCCCCGCACCCTGCTCGATCCAGCGTCAAAGGATTACTTGCTGAAACCAGAGCGCATCAAGGGGTATCTGCCCGGCACTCAATCAGCCCTGAGCACGGGTGGGGGGAAGGTCATTCAGCAGGGGCAGAGTGACCGCACTCCCGACCCTGCCCTTGAGGTCGGCAAGGTCTATGAGGTCAAACCGGGGGTGAAGATGACCTATCTTGGCGGGGCCAAGAATCTGAGCACGAGTTGGAAATGAGCGAACCGCTGAACATCGACTTCATTGACCAGCCCAAGCAGGACACCAGCCTGGGCATCGACTTCATTGATCAGCCGAAGGGCAGAGCGTTCAATCCTGCACAAGGGCAACAGTATCAGCCGGGCTTCTTCAACAAATATCCGGCCATTCAGCCCGCTTCCATCGGCCCTGCCAAGCCGCACGATGAACAGTCTGATTTCATGCTGGCTCTGGATTCCACTTCTCAATTCATCCGGAAAACTCAGGCCGCCACTGAGGCCTTGAACCGGGGCATTGATGACACGATTCATGGAAGGTTCGCGGGCATCGGCGGGCGGATGGCCGATCAATACAGCGCCGAAATGGATGCCCCCCACGGCCCCGCCCGTGTTGGCAGCGGCATGGCGGATGCATTCAGGGCAGGATTGGAAGGGTCTTCGGGCGGGCTCTTAGCCCGTGGCCACCTGCCTGACGTTGTGCTCGATCCCCAGAATGCCAAGTGGTATGAAAAGCTGGCGTCCGGTGCGGGCTCGCTGATCGGCGATGCTCCGGCCATGGTCGGCGGGTTCTTGGTGGGCGGGGCCGCAGGCATCGAGACTGGGCCAGGTGCCGTCCTCATTGGTGGGGCCGCTGGGTTCGCTGCCCCCACTGCCATCCGGGAAGCGCTGGTCAATGCCTACACCCTCGATCAGGTCAGTAGCAGTGCCGATTTCCTGAACCGGGCGAACATATCAATCATGCGAGTCGGCAAGGATGCCCTTGTTGGGGCGCTCACCTCAGGGACCGGGGCCGTAGTTGGGAAGGCCGTTGCCCCCCTGGCTGAGGGTGCCGTGGCCGGGGGCCGCATCTCAGCCACTACGGCAAGGATCGCAACTGGAACGGCCACAGCCGGGGCCGAAGTTGGGACCATGACCGTGGCCCCGGCTCTGCTCGAGGGCCGCCTGCCAGAGCCTGAAGACTTCATGAACGCAGCCCTGCTCGTGGGAGGCCTGAGGGGCGCGGGTGTAGTGGCTGGGAAGCTACGAGCCATCTATGCAAAGACGGGGGTTGAACCCATTCAGGTAGTAGCCGATGCGAAGAACAACCCCGAGATCATGGCTGATCTACTGAAATCACCTACAATGGAAAGCGAGGCTGAATATGATTCCAGTCAAAGCAAAGGCACAACGGGATCTGGCGAAGTATCCCAACCCACAGGACGAGCCTTTGGAAGTGATGCACCAGCGGCTGGGGATGCCGCCCCCGGCGACACTGGAGGACGGCCCGAATTGGGCGGACCAGGATCCACGACGACCCTTGCCGAATCCCCCAGGCTCCAGTCTTACCAAGTAAGAAATATCCCTGTCATCAACGTCAATGGAGTTGAGATTGCAGGCGGCCCTCGGCCTCCCTACTTCTCTTTCCATGGAAACGTTGGAACAGACGGTGTGCCCCAAGCCGGAGGCGAAACAACAGGGGCTGCGGGAGTTGGGGTCTACATCGGGCAGACCCACGCTACGGCAGGAAAGTTCCGGGGAGGCATGGCCGAAGACGGCACCCCCAACGGGCAAGTGTTGGCTCTTTACCACGACACCTCCCTTCTCAAGACGGTGGACCTGCGGCCAGATCGGGTCTACACCCCTCAAGAGGCCTTGGCACTTGGGTTTGACTCCCAAGGGGAGAGCGCAACCGGCCACGAAATCAGACTCGCTTTGGTCGGGGAGTTGGGGCCTGCGGGGTTCACCAAGCACATGCAGGATCTGGGTTTCAACGGTGTGGCCTACGGCCTTGGATTGGATGGTAAGACCCCCGCCTGGTGTGTCTTTGATCAGTCCGTTTTCAAGAGAGTGACCGACACCAAGGGCTGGTCAGCGGATGAGATTGCCCGCAGGGAGGCCTTTGACCCGACTCCAATCAAGGTGGGCACTGTTCCGGTGGAGCAGCCGCTGCCCCGCGCCTACAGGCCCTTGGCAGCCGAGCGAGCGGCACAGGATGCGTTCTCTGGGGAGCGGGCACAGCAGGTGTTGGACCACCCCTTTGCAGACGTGCCTGAGACCAAGCAGCCGTTTCAACTCAACATGCGCTACATCGATGGGCCAGAGGATCTGAAGGCGCTTCAGACCCGCATGGCCGACGTGTATCAGGAAGACATCAATGCGGCTCGTGGTGGAACTCAGAGTTGGGCTGAGACTGAATCGAAGGCCGCCCAGCAGGTAGCTGATATGACTGGCCAGGATCTGGAAAAGGTTCTGGCTGGACGCCAACCGGGCGACACGTCGAATGCCGTGCAGCTTCAGATCATGGGGGACATCCTCATGCAGGCCACGGTCGAGGCCGGTAACGCCATCAAGGCTGTCCAGGAAGCAGGCGTCAACGCTACTGATGGGATGAAGGCCGATGCTCTTTCGGCAATCCATCGCGTGGCCATGGTGCAGGCTGATTTCACCGGGGCTAGTTCCGAGCTTGGCCGGGCACTTCAATATCTTCAGAGGATCAAGGAACTGAGGGCCAAAGGGGAAGGCCTTCGAAATCTGGTTGACCTGTATGGAGAGTCAAACCCAACGGAACTTCTTCGTCTGGCTGCTGAAGCAAACAGCCCAGAGGGCCTGGCCATGTTTGCTCGGGAAATGAACAAGGCCACCACCTGGGGCAAGGTCATCGAGTATTGGAAAGGCAGCGTGCTTGGCCCGTTGGCTGTCGGGAAGAAGGTCACTAGCGACTTGGCCATGACCGTCATGCAGCCCATCGTGGATGAGGCATCCTGGGCCTATGGGGCTGCCAGGGAAGCGATGGGCGGGGAGGAGAACACCCAGTCCGCTGCCAGGGGTGCGGCTCGGGCAGTCGGCAATTTACGGGCTGCGAGTGATGCACTCAAAATCACCTTGGCCCAGATGCGATCAGAAGGCCCTATCGATGGGGCAGCCAACGTCGTCAAGGAGATGCTATTCAAGGATGACCCAGGCGGGATGATGGGCAACCGGCATCAACTTGGCGGCAACTTCGGCAAGGCCATTCGAATGAACTTCAGTGCCCTGGAGTTCATCACCGAATACTTCAAGAACCTCCAGATGCGCGGGGAAGCCTACGCCATGGCAGCAGACGAGGCCGGGAAAGCTGGGCTTTCTATCGGCACCCGTGAGTTCTGGGAGCAGGTTGGCGAGCGAGGCATGCAGCCATCTGAGGCCACCATCGACCACCTGGAACAGTTCGGCAGGCGCATGACCTTCGGTGAGAAGTTGGGGCCAGTTGGGCAGGCCGTGAACAAGCTGGTTCAGGCCGCCCCGGTGCTGGAATTTGTCGTCCCCTTCCGAAAGGCCCCGGCCAACGTCATCAAGCAGGAAATTCGGCTATCTCCGCTGGCACCGTTCTCGGAGCAGTGGAGGGCTGACTTCAAAGCCGGGGGTGAGACCCAAGCCCGTGCCCTGGCTGAGATGACAGTTGGAACGGCCATCGCTGGGCTGGCCATGTCCTGGGCCGCCTCTGGCCGCATCAGTGGGGCGGGCGATCCTGACCCCGCCAAGCGTGCGACCCAGATGGCCGCAGGCTGGCAGCCTCACAGCATCAAGATTGGGGGCAAGTGGTATTCCTATGGGAAGGTCCATCCAACGGGGCTTCTCATGGGTATGGTGGCCGACGTCCACGACATGTGGGGCTACATGGATGCTGGGGATTCAGACAAGGCGCTAAAGGCTGTCCAGAATGCAGCCGCTGAGGCCATCAAGGAACAGCCCTTTCTCCAGGGTGTTGAGAATGCCTCTGATGCACTCCAGGCTGCGGACGGCAAGGGCGCTCGATTCGCGCAGAACTTCGTGTCGGGGTTCGTCCCTATGGGCGGCACCCTCAGCACCGTGGCCGCAGCCATGGACCCTTACCGCCGCGAGGTAGACAGCATCATGGCCGCCGTCATGAACAAGGTCCCAGGGTTGCGGCAGAACCTAGAACCTAAACGGGATCTGTTCGGCCAGGAAATTCCAGAATCCCAGCGCCTGCTGGGCCTCAGTCCGATCAAGGCCACCGAACCAACAGAGGACAAGGTTCGGACTGAAGCGGCCCGGCTTGGCATCAGTTCCCCCCACATTCCGAAGTCCATCCAACTCCCCGCTGCGCACATCCATGACCTGGGCAAGGTTGAACTCACCCCCCAGCAGCGTGACGTGTTCGGCGACGTGGCTGGGCACATGGCCTATCAAGTCCTGGCTCAGATGGTGAACAGCCCTGGGTGGGACTACATGCCCGATCTGGTGAAGCAGCGGGCCTTCACAGTGGCTCTGGAGAAGACGCACAAGGCTGGGGAGATGGCTGCCGTGTCAGACGAGCAGAGGCAGAAGGAAATCCAGCGCATCATCGGGGTGGTGGGGGAGAAGCTCAAACCCCCGAAGTAACCCCTATGTCTGGTAAAATTAAGCAGCGTTGGAGAGGCCCTGGTCCCCGATAACCCCGTGATCCTTGGCACTTTCCCCACTGCAAAAAGTTGCGGGATTTGTATTCCCTCTACATAATTCAGCCTGGAACCCCGTAAGGCATGCCTTACGGCCCCCACCCCCTGCGGGGTGGGACTATCACCAGAAGGCACGTCCTTCTGGCCCCGGTGCCCTGCGGTGCCGGACTAATCTCCAAGGGGTATACCCCAAGGTGCCGGTCGCTAGCGCGACCGGTTTTTTATTGTGGGCACCATTCCCAGGGCGTAAGTTCGAGTGATGTCAAAGACACGAGTTATCGCCTTCATCGATGGATACAACTTTTATCACTCGGTTCATGAGATGAACCCTGTTGATCGACGGACGGGGCGGTTGCTCAGGATAAAGGACCACCTCAAGTGGGTGAACCTCTGGTCCCTGGTAAAGGCATTCACTCAGCCCTCCAAAGAAGATTTGATTGGCGTCCACTACTTCTCTGCTTACGCCACCTGGAGACCCGCGTCATTTGCCAAGCATCGAGCCTTTGTAGCTGCCTTGAAAACCACGGGCGTCAACGTGGTCCTAGGCAAATTCAAAGAGAAGCCCAGATCGTGCCGCAAATGCGCCGCTACTTGGAAAGGCCACGAGGAGAAGGAAACCGACGTGAACCTCGCCCTGTATCTGCTGGACCTCGCCTATAAGGATGAGTTCGACAAGGCAATCGTGCTGACCGCTGATACGGACATCCTCCCTGCCATCCGCATGGTGAAGGACCGATTCCCCAACAAGGAAATCGTCGGGCTACTTCCGAATACTCGATTCGTGGCCGCGAATGCTCTGAGAACCCTCTGCCCGGTGAGCAGCTTTAACGAGGGGCATCTCAAGAAGAACCTATTCCCGGCAGTGATAGCTGTTCCTGGGAGCAAGGACATCGTCCGGCCCCCAGCTTACGACCCTCCGGCTGTTCCGTAGCCCGATCCTGGTATGGAACTTGATCACAACTGAGGTAGACAGGATCCCGACATCCTGGTGAAATTCCCGCTTACCTCCAAGAGGAACCTTTGCTGAGCCTCACAGATCAGGGAGTCTTGCCCCCATTCATAGGGGATCCAGCCTCCGAGGGGCCGTCAGGGTTTTCGCCTTTCTTGTTCACACCGGAAGATTTCGTGGCTGTCTTTGGGACAAGCCCTCACAGAAGCCGGATCCTCACGGGATTCTTTGAATACCGTAAGGCGCTCCGAAGATTCGGGGTGAGCGGGACCCAATGGATTGGGGGCAGCTTCGTCGAAGACTGCAAGAAGATTCGAGGGCGTGAGCCAAGCGATATTGACGTGGTCACTTTCATTGATGGGGCCACGGTGCCCCAGCCTGGGCACCCTCTGCACGAAGATTTCAGAACCTTCATTTCCCACAGCCATCGAAAAGTGTTGAAGGCTGATTATCTCTGCGATGCATTTATCGTGAGCGCGATGTATCTCCACCCTTCTGGCGGCCTGATGAATGTCTATGCCGCAACTGATGTGGTCAGGTATTGGTGTAACTTCTTCGGGCATTCTCGATCCATAGCCGGAGCCGCCCAGGTCTGGAAGGGCATGGTGGAGATTCCCCTTTCAACCGATCCTGTTGATGCAGAGGCTGTCAGGCTGCTTGAGAAGGAAGGGGGTGGATCATGAGTAGAGTGACTGATCGATCCTTCCTGCTGGCCCAAGAATCTGAACTCATCAGAATGGTCGAAGCGTGCTCACAAGATGATTGGTTCCGTCGTGACACCCTTCAGGCTCGTCTCGATGCGGTGCGAGAGGAATTGGAAGCGCTTCCGATAGAAACCGTGGTTCCGAGGCCAGCGGAAGTCGCCATGCTTTTTGACGGCGCTCCCGTGGAGGCAAGGAAGGGCATTGAGGCCGCATTCGTCCCAGAGGCAATTGAGAAATTCACCGCCCTGGTAGCTGCCCGGCTAGAGGAAATTCGGAAGAGGGTCGGCAAGTCGCTTCAGCATCAGTTCAGTGCCAGGCCCCTATTAATCGTTGGCACGGCTGAGGGCTCATTCGGGTTCCAGTTCCGTGAGGCTGCGGCCCCCGCAGAGGACAATAAGCTCATCGGCAGTTCATACACCGAAGAGGCCATCAAGGATGCCGTAGCACTCATCAACGACTTCGACAAACTGGATGACGCGCATTTCAGCAAGCGTGTCGCACAAATTGACCGGCGATCCATCCAGGCTCTGGCTGGATTCTTCCAGCACGTTGTGGATAACAAGGCGACACTAAAATTCCGCTCGGACGCGATCAACACTGAAATCGACCGCCCGTCTGTTCTTCACATCGCAGAGCGAGCCCGGCAGGTTGAAAAGCAGGCGGACACCATCGACATTCCGGGGATGCTGTATGGGCTGATGCGATTTGGGCGAAGGTTCGAATTCCAGCCTGAAGTCGGGAAATGGTTCGATGGCCGAATCGCCGATACCTTCGACATGGGCACCGCGCCAAGGGAATTGCCTACCAAGTGTGTCGGGGTCTTTCATCAGGTCCGCGAGCTACATGTGGGGAAGGGAGCGAGGCCCCGGTGGAGGCACGAGCTACTTGCCATCAAGCCTTGGATCGAAGGGGAGTCGTAGATTCTCGGTTCCAGTGGAACAGCCGCTGCCACGGCAGAGGGTGGCCCCCCGTTGCGACCCTCGCACCATGTGGCGACTCTCACGACAGAAGTAGCCCTCTTTCTGTAGCGAAAATCGCAACATGTTGAGATAATAACAACAGAAATAATTAGACTTGACACGAGTCTCGGGCAACCCAAAATTGGCAGGTCAAACAACCCGCCAAGGAGGCGACCCGTGGAAACCACCTATGAATCGATCAACACCAAGGGCATCCTGCACGACATCGCAGAGGACGCCATTCAACTGAACAACATGTTGGTCTGGTTCGGTGTGGATACCTTGCCTGCGGAGGTCCAGGCCTCTCGGGAAGAGCTTTACCAAGCCCTCCAGGCAGAGCGGCCCATGAGCAATGGCGACCTCTGTGCCATTGCCAATGAGTGCGCCTTCATGGTGGCTGCGATCCTCGACCCGACAGAGGGCATGGACATGATCAACTGGGTCGGGGGAGAGCCCAGCCGCATCCTCGTGGACCTGCTTAGGAAGCTCGTGCCCTTGGGCTTGATGGACAACTACACGCGAGAGAATGGCGGGTTCGGTATCTGGTGAGGCGGGGCATGACGATTGAGGAGCAATACCGGGAGTGGGAGGAGACAGGCCGGGAATGGATCGGCAACCTCATGCCCACCCTGCGGGGCCACGGCTGCGTCTGGCACAGATGCACCGTGGCGGGACTCCAGGGCATCGTGAGAGCCGGGGCAATCCTCCCAGCAGGGGAGACAACCGAGCCTTCATGCGTGAGTGACTGCCAGGCGCACCGTCTAGGCGCTGTGCCCCTATTCGACTTCGACAACCCGACAGAGCGAGAGGTCTATCGTGCAGCGAAGATGGGGTGGGCTGGGTTCTTGCACGGGGAAGAGGGGATCACGGTATGGCTGAGGATCCCTGTGGGCCGCTTGGACCCTGGCGGGCTGCTTCTCCGTGACGTGGAAGCCGCCAAGGGCAACCCCCTCATCTCACACCGCTACAAATGGATCCCCTATGTCGAGGCCTGGCACCTGGCCCCAATCGACTGGCGAAATGTAGACCAAGCCTGGGCCGTCCGGATGCCCTATGGCGGGGGTGCCTACACCATGACCGGCCTGAGCCTCGCAGACCCCGTATCGGAGGCCCAGCAACTTCGCCAAACATGGGGTGAGGAGTGGGAGCGGAGACGGGCTCTGGACCGTGCGGAAGGGAAGATCGATCTTGGAGAAGCGCTGAGGGAGGCTCAAGCGCGGCGGCAATCTGAGGCCTGATCCCACACGGCCAACACAGGGCGGGTTTTGCAACCGGGATGTAACCGGACGCCCCATAACGGGGCCGGACAGGGCAGCATACAGATACCCTCAAACCCCCGGTTTTGCTGGGTTTCTCGGACGATTCAGAACGGAACGGACAGGCGGAAACACTATGGAGCCGATTTCAAGACTGGCGCCATCAACCGCTCGGCCAACCCTCCGTGCGAACAGTTTGCCCTGGGGGCCCCCGATTCGTCCATTTTGGACCCGGGAGGGAGGGGGCCGAGGCTGGGGCGTGACTGGTCCGGT